CGTGATGAGAATCTTATTACTGATTTGGCAGATGACATTAAGTTACAAGATGGATTTAACCCCGCAGGGGAATTACTCACACTCCGTAAGCGTGCTTGGGAGCACGATTATTTCACGGCATCATTACCGTTTGCACAAAAAGGGCAGTCAGTTGATTTACCTTTAGGCGATGTTCAATTAAAAGACGGATGGGATGGTTCAGTTGGTAACGCTCCATATTGGGCAGATACAAATAACGACCCAACAACTGTTAACGGTGTAACGTCTAGGATTCACGCAAGTGCAAATGACCGTATTGGTTCATATGAGGCCGGTGTTGGGAATCAATCACCGTTAGCATACGACCCTAATGGTTCATTAGTAGTAGGTGCAACAACTATTAACGAATTACGTCGCGCTGAAAAATTGCAACAATGGTTAGAAAAAAATGCTCGTGGAGGTACCCGTTATATTGAGAATATACTTGCTCACTTTGGTGTAAGGTCTAGTGATAAAAGGTTACAACGTCCGGAATATATTACCGGCACGAAATCTCCCGTAGTTATTAGCGAGGTATTAAACTCATTCGGTGATGCAGACATCCCTACCGGTTCAATGGCCGGTCACGGTGTTAGTATTGGACAAGGTTACAACGGTAGTTATTATGTAGAGGAACACGGTTATATTATTGGCATTATGTCGGTAATGCCAAAAACTTGTTATCAGCAAGGCATACCCAAAAACTACTTGAAACAAGACCCGTTAGATTTCTACTGGCCTACGTTTGCAAATATTGGCGAACAAGAAGTAAAACTTAACGAGATTTATGCGTATGGGAACAATTCAACTGATACTTTTGGTTATGTACCTAGATATGCGGAATATAAATATATCCCTTCTCGTGTAGCCGGTGACTTTAGGACATCTCTGTCATATTGGCACTTAGGCCGTATATTCGCCACAGAACCTACATTATCGCAAGAATTTATTGAAGTATCACCGGAAGATGTAGACCGCGTTTTCGCGGTGTCCGATGTGGACAATTATGATAATTTGTATATTCAAGTGGTTAATAAAGTAACTGCTATTCGCCCAATGCCCGTTTACGGCACTCCAATGTTATAATATGGCTCAATGTATCGCACCATTTAAGAAAAGAACGGGTGAAGTATTCCCGTGCGGAAAATGTTACGATTGTAAGGCTAGGAAAGTAAATGGATGGGCATTTCGGCTATCTAAAGAAGCGGAGGTATCTACCTCCGCTTTCTTTTTAACTCTAACTTATGAACCGGAAACTGTACCGTATACCCCCAATGGATTGCCAACACTATTTAAAAGGGATATTCAATTATTTATGAAACGCCTGAGAAAAATTAACGATGCAAAACTCAAGTATTACCTATGTGGTGAGTATGGAGCAAAAACGCAAAGACCCCACTATCACATATTATTATTTAATGTAGATATTGAAACCGTAGCAACTGCTTGGGGAAATGGATTTGTTCACGTTGGGAAATTATCCGATGCCAGTACCGTGTATACTCTAAAATATGTTAGTAAGGAAGAAAGGATTCCGATGTGGGAAACTGATGATAGGCAAAAAGAATTCTCTTTGATGTCTAAAGGACTAGGCAAAAACTACTTAACAAGAGCCATTCGCAAATGGCATAAAGCCGATTTAATAAATCGTGTATACTGTCCGTTAAAAGACAATCTTAAAGTTTCAATGCCCCGTTATTATCGCGATAAAATATATACTTGGCACGAAAAAAATATCATAAGGGCGTTTTATGAAACGAAAGATGTTAATAAAGATGTGGACAAAACTCGTGAACAAGTGTATAAAGAATTGGAGGAACAGCATAAAATTGTATTAAATAAAATACGCAAAACAACTGAAACTAGAAAACTAACGATATGAAACGAAAAGTAAGAAACCCAAGTAATTATCAAGTACCGGACGGAAAAATATTTACTCAACCTAGTAAGACCGTACCCGACCAAACTATGTCCTTACGGACAATAATGGATAGATACGCATCAGGTATGCCGATAGGAGGTATAAAGGAAGCAATATGGGATGACGACGTAGAAAACACACTGGGTATAAACCCAAAAACTCTCGACCTTGTAGACCTTCAAGAATTGAAGGAAATTAACAAAGAAGATATGGCAAAACTCACCCGTAAGCAACAACAAGAGGCGAAAGCCTCAAAAGAACTTTTGGAGGAGGCCGACAAAAGCACTAATCTAACTTGATAGATTAGTGCTTATTGACACCGGAAATAAGTTCTTATAAAAAAAATAATAATCGTTTAAACAAATGTTTGGAGTAGATGACGCGGCTGCTGCCGCAGTGATACAAGCCGGTGCTAGTGTTCTATCAGCCGGTGGACAAGTATACGCTCAAGGGCGTATGAACCGAAAAACTCGTAAATGGAACGAGAAAATGTATGGCATACAAAAAGCCGATACTATAGCAAATTGGCATAGACAAAATGCCTATAACAGTCCGGAACAACAAATGACCCGATTGCGTCAAGCGGGTCTTAATCCCCACTTGGTATATGGAAAAGGTGCCGACAATACTGCATCCAGTATTCAAAATACACAACCCCAAAGTTGGAACCCACAAGCGCCAAAAATAGATTTAAGTGGCGTTGGCAATTCAATGTCTACTTACTATGATACAAAAATGAAACAAGCTAATTTGGACAATGTGGCGCAAACCATTGCCACTATGAAAGCGGAGGAAAATTTAAAAAAAATTACCGCACTTAATGTGGCCGCTCAAACTGACCGGACTACATATGATTTGAATTTCAATAAAGAAATGAAGGACACTATAGTTCAAGAAATGATGTTAAAAAATAAAACTATGGAAACACAGATTCAGGTAACTCTTGGGAAATTTGATTTAGAGAAATTGGCTTCAGCTGATAATCATAAAAAAGCGTTGCAAGAAATTGCAGAAAGTAAAGCAAGGGTATTAACGCAACAGTTACAAAATTCATTGCTACCGTTACAAAAACGCAAGATAGAGCAAGAAATTGATTCACTTAAAATGATAATTAACAATGCCGATTTGGATAGACAAATGAAGCATATAGAATTAGATTTATATAAAAGAGGTATTCAAAAAAATGACCCCGCTTGGTGGCGTGGTATATGGAATGGCTTAATGGGTAATCAAGATGAAACTAATGCGCAAAATGCTCAATGGAAAAGGACTACCTATGGAGGTCGCGAGGGATTTGATGCCGATGGAAATAAAGAATCTCAATTTAGTAGAATGATGAAACCAAATTTCTACACGAAATAGAGCGGATTGGATGGTGGCCACCACAAAGTGGTTGCCATCCAAACGCAACAAGCGAAGCGCGCTAGGGTCAAAAAAATAAGTAACGACCCAAACGCGAACTAAACGCGATAAGGGAGGAAACAAAAATATGACCCAAGCAAGCAAGCAAATAGCAGATTTAACGCTAGATGAGACCAAAGGACTCTGTATAGCGATACTGCGTGACGAATTTGGTTACAAATGGGATTATATATCTAAAATTATGGGTATATCAAGACCGACGTGTGACCGTTATCATAGAAAATTTAAAAAAATATATATATGTACAGAAGAAAAAGTTACTCAAGAAATGGCAGACGCTCAAGGCGTAGAACATCACGATTTTACACAGTCGCAAGGGGGGGCATAAGGTTATGATGAAAAATCTTTTCAACTCGGTGGCTATGATGAAGCCGAAAAAAAACAAGTTTGATTTAACGCACGATGTTAAAATGAGTGGCGTAATGGGAAATTTAATGCCGTGTATGGTAGCGGAAGCAATACCTGGTGATAAGTTCTCTTTAAGTTGCGATACTATGGTTCGCTTTGCCCCGTTGATTGCCCCCGTTATGCATCGTATGGATGTATCGGTGCATTATTTCTTTGTGCCTAATCGCATATTATGGGAAAATTGGGAAAAATTTATTACTAATGAAGTTACTGCCGGTTTACCTTATGTTCAAATGAACGATGGACTTTTGGCAAATCAGCAGAAACTAGCTGATTATTTAGGTGTACCCCCTTGTCCGGTGGGTGGAAACGCGGAAACTGTTAACGCTTTACCTTTCGCGGCTTATCAAAAAATCTATAACGACTATTACCGTGATGAGAATCTTATTACTGATTTGGCAGATGACATTAAGTTACAAGATGGATTTAACCCCGCAGGGGAATTACTCACACTCCGTAAGCGTGCTTGG